AACAATTTTTGGCTCTGACGCTTATATTAACAATCGTGAAAACGGAAATATGCGTTTTTACAACAACGGCGCAGAACGTCTCCGCATAGACTCCAGTGGCAATGTTGGTATTGGTACTACGAGTCCGCTTTCGCCTATTCATGTTGAAATGGCATCTTCTATTTTTCGTGTAGATAACACTACAGCCAATTTTACCGACCTTAACAGCGGCTCTACGTTAAACGGGTTTATCTTTAGAAATGGCTCTACTGAGACGATGCGCATCAACGCATCAGGCAATGTTGGTATCGGTACTACGAGTCCTGCCTACACACTTGATGTTAGCGGTGATGCAAGATTTTATGACGCTACCGGCAATTCTTCTAATTATTACTTTGAGTCAGACCATTATTGTCAAGTAAATATTACTAGCGATAAAGACGCTAGTGCTGGTGGCCCATACAATACCGCAATAACTGCTAATGGAAGCAACGGTAATTTAGAGCTAAGAACCAATAGTTTACAACGAGTGTCTATTGACCAGTCTGGCAATGTTGGTATTGGTACTACGAGTCCTGACGAAACTTTACACGTTCAAAACTCTGGAAATCCTACAGTTAGAATAGAAACAACAGGAGCATCAAATTATAGCTCTGTGCATTTTGCAGACGCAGGAGGAGCATCTGGACGAATAGAGTATCAGCACAGCAATGACAGTATGCAGTTTCGCACTAACGCCTCAGAACGTATGCGCATCGACGCCAATGGCAACTTGCTTGTTGGTACTACTGATGCAGATACCCAGAATAACAATGCAGGTTCTTCTGCGGATAATGGTCTTGTCTACAACATAGGTTCTGGTGGTTATTTTAATGTAGCTAGATATAACGGAACAGTTGGTTACTTTAATAGAACAGGTACAGACGGGTCTATTGTTCAGTTCCGCAAAGACGGCACAACCGTAGGTATTATTGGTACACAAGCCGGCAGACTAGTTATTGGTTCTGGCGACACTGGTCTGCGAATGGCGGCAGATGTAAACAATATTGTTCCTTGGAATACCACAACAAATTTACTTTCAGACGCAGCAATAGATCTTGGCGGGACGACACAACGCTTCAAAGACCTCTACCTATCAGGCGGTGTCTACTTAGGCGGTACAGGCGCGGCTAATAAGCTCGATGATTATGAGGAGGGAACTTTTACTCCTGTTGTTGCTGATGCGCAAGACATTGGAAACACTGCTACTGGAACTTTTACCGGCAGTTATACAAAAATTGGCAGATTAGTAATCGCTGAAATATCTTTAATTAATATAAATACATCTGGTATGACAGGTACTAATGACCTTTATATTAGAAATTTTCCTTTTACTAATTCTTCAACATCGCAAGGAATAGTTAGCTTTAACTCTGTTACTAATAGCGGTGCTGTTACAGCTTATATGACTAATTCCACTGCGGCTTTTAGATTAGCAGAACAGCTTAACAATGCGTCTCGAGATATGATTACTGTGAACCAAATATCAAGCGGAACTTCAGATATACTTGTTACTTTAATTTATCGTACTTAATTATCTCAAGTGGATTCTTGAGAAGGAGTAATACAATGTTAGAAAAAGTAATCACAGAAGACAAAATAGAGGTAGTCGGCGAACACCGAGTTGTTCAAGTCAGAACCTGTACCAAGGTAATGGAGGACGGCGTAGAGCTTTCATCAGGCTACCATCGCCACGTTATCTCAGCAGGTCAGGACTACTCTAACGAATCACCAGAGGTACAGGCTATCTGTGCTGCGGTACACACACCAGAAGTCATAGCGGCTTATCAAGCATCACAGGAGACTGAATAATGACAACATTTAATTGGACTATCGCAACTCTCGAGTACGACCTACAGCCCTCTGACATGGACGGCGCTGTTATAGTCGCACACTGGCGAGTAAACGCTGAAGAAACCACAGGCGAAGGAGACGATGCTGTAACTTATACTGCGTCTGCTTACGGCACTTGTGGCTTTAGCCCTGACCCATCAGCAGAAGGTTATGTACCCTACGCTGATCTTACTCAAGACATTGTTCTTGGGTGGGTGTACGACTCAGTAGACAAAGACGCTACTGAAGCAAGCCTGCAAGCTAACATTGATTTGCAGATCAACCCTGTAACAGCTGCGGGTGTTCCGTGGTAGTTTTTAACTAGGAGAAAATCTAATGGGTAAAGACAACAAACCCCAAATGATTACGATTAATGATGTTGAATACGATGCCACTACATTCACTGACGAGCAGGTGATTTTTACTAATCACTGTCTTGATCTGGATAAGAAGATTGGCAACATGAACTTCCAGTTACAGCAGTTGCAAGTGGGTAAGGAGTCTTTCTTGAAGATGCTTACTGAGTCTTTAGAGACTGTAGATGATTCGTTTGAAAGACAGCCTGATTAAAGTCTGGCAAACGTGACTCACCTGTTCTTGCTAATGGTTCTGGTTAATGGGCAGGTGGAGTCATCTGATATGTACTTCTTTAATATTCATCGATGCAACTACTTTGCTAATGCAATAGTAACAGGCAAGGTAGAACGCACTATGAACTCTGAACCAAGACGCATAACCCTCGCGGCCTACTGTTTGCCACGAGTCGCAGATAAAGACGCAGTGAGGGTGTATGAGTGATAGAAATCATTGCAGCGGTATCAGCAGCAGGGAAGGCGTTTAACTACATTCAACAAGCTGTCAACAAAGGTCATGAGATAAACGACCTAGCACACAAGTTTGGTGCTTTCTTTGACGCGAAGGATAAGATAGCAGAAGCTGAGGCAGGTGTTGAGAATGCCTCGGCAATGTCAAAGCTGTTTGCTAAAGGCTCAGTCGAGTCAGCCGCATTACAAATAACAATGGCTAAGCAAAAAACTATGCAAATGGAAAAGCAGCTTCGTGAGATTATTACTTACACAGTAGGTCAAGAAGTTTACATTGAAATGCTTAGGACTAGAGCAACAATCCGTAAGCAAAGGTTAGAAGCAGCACGAGCAAAGGCTGCACGAAAGCGTTTAATCATTGATGGTATTGGGTTTGGGTTTCTTGGGTTAATTCTTTTTGCCTGTATTATGGCGGTAGTCGGAGTGATAGTTTAAACATGGAATATCAAATCATATTTAATGTAGGAATAGCTTTGGTTGGCTTTATTGGCGGCTGGATGGTAAACCGTGTATTCGTATTACTGGATAGAATAGATGCAGACATGAAAGCTATACCTATGCAGTACGTTGCTAAAGAAGATTACCGAGAAGATATACGCGAAGTTAAAGAGATGCTTGGTGCTATATTTAAGCGACTAGAGAGTAAGGCTGACAAATGAAACTTGATCCTGTATTGCTAAATATGGCTTGTAGTTGGTCTATCAAGGCTTACAACGATGAAAACCGTGACGCTATAAAGATTGAAAACAAGCTAACCAGCGCTACGGCTTTTGTTGTAAAGCGCAAGTCTATAGATATTATTGTCTTCAGAGGAACGCAGGAGAAGGTAGATATCCTGACTGATATTGCCGTCATTCCAGTGCCTTACGTTAAACGCCTTTGCCATGCTGGATTTGCTATGTCTCACAAATCTATCTGGGATGAGATAGAGAAGCACATAGACTATGACAAGCGCACTCTCATCTGCGGTCACAGCCTTGGCGGCGCACTGGCAGAGCTTACTGCTGCTAAGCTAAACGGCAAACATGACAATTTAAATCTTATAACCTTTGGAAAGCCTAATGTTTTCTTTAAAGGCTTCAAGCGTCCTATGACTTTGGATAACCAGATATCAGTTGTTTCAGGTTCTGACATGGTGGCTCGTATGCCAAGGCTTTGTTACGGAGCTTCCAAGTCACAGACAATGTTGTACTTTGGTAATGACGGAATCAATCTAATTAATCCTAGCGCTTACGTTCGCAAGTTAGACCGTGGTGGATTAAAAGACCGTATAACTGATCATTTTATGGCAGGCTACAAAGAGAGATTAAAAGAATTTATTAAGGAGCAAAAGAATGCGAAGAATAATGATGGCGATTAGTTTGTTTTTTCTTATGACCTCTTGCACTACAGTTGAGCAGGTTAAAGCCAATAAAGAGCTATACTGCTCTGGGATGTACAAAGGAATGAGAGCGGTAGGACGTTCTGCGTTGTCAGCTACAACTGGCGTTATAGTTGAGGATGTTTGCGACACGATTGATAAAATCGTAGAAGAAAATGATTAAGATAGGCAGTCTTCTAAAAGCGTTAGCTCCTACTGTCGCGCAGGCTGCTGGTGGCCCGATGGCTAGTATGGCAGTAAAGATGGTGGCTGCAAGAATGGGTTCGCCAGATGCTTCTGTGGAGCAAATAGAAAAGATTCTTGAAACTCAGCCAGAGAAGGCTTTGTTAGCTAAGCAAGCTGACGGCGAGTTCCAAGACAGGCTTCGTGAAATGGAGATAGACCTTGAGTCATTTAAAGCTGAGGTTGATGACAGGAAGGATGCGAGAGAGAAGTTCTCTGATGACATCATGCCTAAAATCTTTGCTTTGATAGCTTTGATAGGCTTTCTAGGATACGTCTTTATGGTCACAATACAGCCTCCTGACGCAAATGATGACGGCGTAGTTAATCTTATATTAGGTTACTTGGGCGGTCTTGTGTCAGGTATATCGGCCTATTTCTATGGCGGCAGCAATGGAAAGAAATGAAATGGAAAACTTAATCAAGATGCTTAAGCGTCACGAAGGCGCAGAGAGTTTTGTTTATCTGTGTCCTGAGAATCGCTACACAATAGGTGTAGGTCGAAACGTAGACAAGCGTGGCGGTATTGGTTTGTCTGAGGATGAAATAGACTATCTTCTATCTAATGATATTGTTAGGTGCATTAAAGAGATTAACAAAGAATATTTGTGGTTCGGTGATCTTGATGAGGTTAGAACTGAAGCAGTTATAAACGCATTTTTTTGTCTTGGCGCTACAAGGTTTCGTGGTTTCCAAAAGATGATACAGGCGTTTGAAAAAGCTGATTATAAGGAAGCTGCTGCTCAGCTATTAGATAGTCGTTTTGCTCAGCAAACAGGGAATAGAGCTATTGAGCTGGCTCAGATGATTGAGACCGGAAAATATGTATGAATACAAATGCAAGATCGTAAAAGTCGTTGATGGAGATACTGTCGATGTTGACGTTGACTTGGGTTGGTCTACTTTTCGTTGCGGTGAGCGCATACGTTTGTATGGTGTTGATACTCCAGAGTGCCGCACAAGAGATGCTCAAGAAAAACAAGCAGGACTCGCAGCCAAGGATTATGTCACTAGACGATTACAGCTTGGCGGGACTTACACTCTTACAACAAAAGAGAAAGGAAAGTTCGGACGATACCTCGGAGTAATATTGCTTGAGGACGGCACTTCCATTAACGAAGCGTTAGTTGAAGAAAACCTAGCGGTTGCTTATCACGGTCAAAACAAATCTGACATACAGAAAGCGCATAAGGAAAACTATAAGAAACTAAAAAAGAAAGGCATCATTTAGTGCAAAGCGCCTCCGTAGTAATGAGTTGTTTGATAGCTTAGAAACTTGTCACAGACCTCATCATTGCTGAATATGAACTCATCCATATTGGCTAAGTTAAAAGCGATAGTAGCTATATGGTTCAGATCATCCTCTGACATTCTACCTTCTACTTCTTCAAGCCATTCTTCTATTTGTTCTTGGCTCTTTATATCAAATTCTATTCTTTTCATTTCAACGCCTCCAGCAACAATGGCAGCTCGTAGATACTGGTCAAGTGCTTGTACTTTAACATTCTAGCATCTTGTTTTATCTTTCTTACGGATATCTTCTCGCCAGCTTTGTAGTCTTGACCGCAATCTGTCTCCCAGAACCAATGCTTAGCACAACAGCCCATAATTCTTGCGATATTATCTGTTTTGCAAGTTGCTACAAATATGTAGGCATCGCATTTTTGATTCCGCAAATAGTCTGTCAGCATTGCGTTGTTGTTGTTTCCTATTGGCCCATAATTAAAATTAGTGGTTTTTACGTCTATTCGTATGCCTTCAGCAAGGAAGTCATAGTCATAAGTATCTTCATTGCTGTGAGATATACCAAGGCTTGCTAGTGCCTGAGATACAGCCAATTCGCCTATAACTCCAGTAGCATAGGAGTTCTTATTAACAGACCGTCCATTAAGCGATTCAGGACTGTTATCGGCAATCTCTTGCCAGAGCGGATCTATCTCAAGGATTGCTTTTTTCATTCACAGGCCACGGTACATGAATGCCCATCTTGTCACCAAAGTGACGGTTTAAGGTCTCATAGACTTTAACGTAATCCACTTTCTCGGCCTCGGCTGTAGAGTCCTTGCCTGTCATAGCTTCCTGAACTGGCTTCCACAAATGTTCTTTAACGCCTGCCATAGTCCAATCGATGCTTGCTTTATGCTCTAAGACCTTCTCCATTCCCAAGCCAGCAGAGTTCAGCTCGTCAGCCATGAGCTGACACCAAACGTGTAGAGCTGAGTTCTGTTTTAAGCTGCGCTGCTTGCCAGTTGCCCATTTAATAACTAGGTACTTGTCCTTGGCATACAGCTCATCTATATGCTCTTTGAACATCTTCATTGCGTGGTCTGAATTAACTATCCAGTGCTGGCCTTCATTTATACTCATATCAAATATACCCAATGAATTCGATTCTTCCGTCATTACCTTCTGCTCGCGCTGCTTGGATAAGTGCAAACTGCTCACGGTAGTGCTTAGCAACGTCTTTAAGGTTCTTCTTATAGTCTTTAGCTAGGCCAATGTTTTCTCGCTTCTCACGCAATATACCAATGGCCTGCTCGCCAAGATGCGCCTCTGCCCATCGCTGGAAGTCATCAGGATTGCTACCTAGCTTCTGGTGACAGCCAAAGCAATGGGCGAAGGCGTTCATAGGATCAAAGCGCACAGCGTATGCTCTGCGTCCAAAGTAGTGGCTACAGTGCAGTCCTTGCGATCCTTCCTCATACTGTGTGCCGCAGGCTTCGCAGCACCAGTTAGTTCTGGATCTGACGCATTTACTGAACATAGTATCTGCCGCAGTGATCTTCATGCTCTAACCTTCAAGACTAAGTAGCGTCTTGCTCCTTGATCTGAGAACTGTTTCACCTTGTACATATCCTTGTTATTACGCAAGAAGCTGTTAATAGAGTGATAAGCAGTCCTCATGTCATCATAGTCATCAAACGACAGAGCTTCGGTTTCGTCCATATCAAGCCATCGCACAACATACTTGCTGCGCGATGCTACTCTCTTGATACCTTCTTCTTTTAGGCTAATTACCTTCATTAGAATGGTATATCCTCAAAGCTGGCTGGAGCTGCTGCTGGAGCTGCTGGAGCGCTGTCCATAGGTTTAGACCACTTCATTGAGATGTACGGCTCGCCGCCGCCTTCAGGAGTGTTCTTCCAGCCTTTCAAGGCTATCTTGCCGCCTTTGTTTAAAGATACCTGCCCGTTATCCAGAGCTGTTAAAAGCTCTCGTAAGACGGCTGGATCAATCTGACCGTAGTATCCGTCATCATAGCTAGACTTATTTACACTAGTTAGTGTGGTGAATGCGTTGCTCATTTAACTTCTCCGTTTCAGTTTTAACAATGTTGGCTGCTTGTATGAGTATATCGGCAGCTTTATCTATCAGTTCATTATCGCGTTTTACTTCAATAATTATGGGCTTCAGGTCTGGGTGATACGACATGAAGTAATACCGTTCTAGGTTCATGACATACATCGTGCCTTGAACCTGCTGGATGTACTCAGTAGGCAGCTTTTTAGAGCGCATATACCTAACGTGAGTGTTTGCCTTTGGACATTTGATTTCAACGCCTGTGTCGGCAAATAAGCCGTCTGGTGAGCATCCGATGTCATAATCATCGTGCATATGGAAACCAACTTCTTGAACGGTAACGTCCAAGTACATTTCAAAGTTGGCTCTGGCCTGAGCTTCTAGCAAAGTGCCACGCTCCATATCGTAGCTCTGGAAAGTATCCATAGGCTTTTGCATAAGGCGCTCAGCTATCACTTGATTCAGGTAGGTCTCTCTCACGCCCGATGCTGTCTTCTCGCCTCGACTCGTAAACAAAGATTTCATATTTGAGGCGCTGATAATACCGCATCGCGCTTGATGCCATTCTGGACTTCCTTGTTCGCAATAAATCACTCTCGTCATAACGTACTCTCCATAAAGAATTGGCGAAACAATGCAAAGCTATACACTCTTTGCACCAGCGATTGCTGCGCGGCTTAGATTTCGCGCAGACATCGCAGGTAGTTTCGGTCTTGTTCATTGAGACTTCTTGTTGATGATAGCCATTTCAAGCTGATCAGCCTGATCAAGACTCAGTATCCAAGTCTCAGCTCCGACTAATTTTAGCGCTCGTTCTTCACTAATCTTAATCTCTGCAAGGTCTTTCTTGATCTTGGCTATGCGAGAATCAGAAGCGATCTTTGGCTTTTGCTTGCGGTCGCCGTGAGTGGCGCGGTCAGCATCATCATCCAATTTCGGATCTGATACTAGAAACAGGCTGCACAGAATGTAGCGTTTAGCGTAGGTATAACAGCCGCCGCAGGATTGAGCGTCACGCATCTTCTTATCTACCAAGCATTCCTGAGTGAACTGTTGTCCGCTGGGCATATGTTGCATCCATATCCTAGTTCCAGCGGTTTCATCACAATTGATATCCTCAAAACGAAAGAATATATCTTGCTCAGATAAGACCGTGTGTACAGCAGGCAAGAGGTCTTCTAGCTTGTGGTACTTGTGACCATTAGCAAAGCCGTTAATGCCTGATTTCTTGGGAGAAGTGAAGTTTGATTGCGCGGCAAAAAAAGCCGTCCAGAAGTGATTATTTTCCATTTTTAGATTCCGTCAAGAATGAATGAGTCTGGAAGTGTATAGAGGTTTTTTGCAGGTGTCAACAAAGTAGGTGTGCAGACAGCCCGAAGGAGAAACGGCTTGCTGACGGAGGACAAGATATAGTGGCATTCACTACATACCGCCTGCACATATGGGTATTGTATATCACTAGCAAAGTGGAGTACACTGGCAATCCGGTGTGATAAATCCTGACCGTAACTCAGCGATATGGCCTATGGGCAGCCTGAAACGCCCAGATAGCACAAGGTTTCCGAGATTGATGGGATCGCGCCTGAGCAGCAGAGTGATGGCGACAAACCAGTTTAGCGGACACGATGGTGACTTGACTCAGTAATCACGGATGATGAAGAGTTCTGGCAATAGAAACCTGTGGATCATGCTCCTGTAGGATACTAAGGTGTCCCAAACCATCTAAATGACTTTTTTCTTCAAATAAGTGTGAAAGTTGTGGACACAGTGTGTGATTACTGTAAAATGCTTTACATGGAGTCGCATAAAGCTGCTCGTCTTAAGGAGAAACATGATGGGAAACATAGTTTTAGAGATGAACAAGGCCACTGGACACGCAGGCCGAACTGTAGAGTTTTATGTGGAAATGGCTAATCGTTTAGTAGAAGCAGGCTTTAACTGCAAAG